TGCCAGAGATGGCTATATGAAGTTTAGCTCAGTGCTCCAACGCACTTATCCAGAAGTCCGTAATCTTAAAGGGCTAACTGCCAAAGATGCTATTGATACTGGCAAGAGTGTCATTGACCAGGCTCTAGCACGACCTACTGAAGGTTGGGATGCTGCTGTTAGGGCTGGTGCGCCTATGTTGGAGTTTAACTACATAGATGACGTGGTAGCTAGGAGACTGACAAGAGATGTAGTTGAGGAAGTAGCCTTTGATACTAACCGCCTTGTTCGCCTTAACAATGAAGTTCTTAATATGTTCAGCGGACAGGGTGAAAGGGTAACTGCTGGCAAGATACTATCCGACCTCGGACAAGAAGTTACGGAAGAGGCAGTTACCAAACTGGCTACTAAGCTAGTAGCCTTCAGGCAGAAGATAGCCGACGCTGCTAAGGATGCTCTCAAGGGCAACACGGCAACTGATGTCCTTATGAATATGTTTAATAGGTTAGAGGGAATTCGCTACACTAATCTTCATAGTCCTCTTACTAAGTATATGCAGCAGGCTGGTAGGTCTGCATCCTGGCATAGTAGAGTAGCTGACAGAATGTTGTATTCCTCCCTACTGGTAGCTGTGGAACGTAGATTTGTACTACCCATAGCCCGCTGGAACTTACTCTTCGCCAACTTTGGTCCTTTCAACTTCCTTGAGAATATGCAAAGGAGTTTCCTGGGTGGAGGAGAATTGCTATATCCTAAGGCATACAGTGGAGTGGCAGAAACCAATCGCCTTTTCAAAGGACTGTCCAACGCTCCTTATGAGCTTCAGATGTTCGAGAGAGGTGAGGCACGCCTAGCCCAAGCTATGGTTGACCCCAAGACTGGGAGGACTGCTGTATTCAGAGGGGGCAAAGTGCCTTTCATTACTAGAGAAGTAGTTATCCCAGAGAAGGTTCCTTTCCTAGGTGGCAAGACTGTAGGGGCAAAGATAAATATCGGAGGCAGAGACCATTATCTTGCGTCCTTCCAAGACGGCTATGATATGTGGGCGCACTTCAATAGTATGCAGACTGCCTATGACTACCAAGTTCACTATATGAAAGCATTGGCTGAGGTAGCTCCAGATGATATGAGGACACTGACTGAAGTGCTCTCTAAGCGTAGGGCTGAGCTGGATGGCATAGCATCTATTCATCCTAAGGATGCTGGGGATATAGAGAGAGTACTAATGCAAGATGCTACTGTGGGTCCTGACGCAGTCAGAGCACACCAGAAGCTGGATGTTCTGGAGTTTCAACGTCGGCAGATTAGCAAAGAACTCAACAAAACTATGGACAAGTGCACTGATGTTCATAGAGTTATGAAGAAGGGCATACAGGACGATGTATTAGACGGTAGTGCCTTTGCAGACATAGATGGCTATATGGCTCGTAAGGTTGAGCAAGCTAGAGAAATGTCCCTTGTTAGTCTCAAGAACCAGATTGATGTGCTGAAGACCGAGGCGGATGCCTTCATAGCTAATCCTCCCAGAAACTTAGACGAGTTCCTCGGAGATATGCAGAATATTAGTAGTTTGGTGGAGGGTACTGGGGAAAGAATACACGACTATCGTAGACTAACTGAGCTGAGGAAAGCCAATCTACTTCCTGGCGAGATGGATGACTTTGAAGTTGGCTCTGCTAAGCTGTTAGCTGAGTTTATGGAGACATCTGAGGCTGACTTAGTCAAGATGATGAACCAACTTACCAAGAGTGCAGAGGGAGCTGGACTTAATGAGACTCAGCTCGCTCGCCTTGCTGACCTTGACTCTGTCAGCCGCCTTGAGCTAGAGAATATCCTGTCCACTCGTAACAAGATAGCTGAGATTGAAAGGGCTATCGCTAAGACGCCTAAGAAATCTCGTAATGACCGCTTCTGGACTCAGCAGCGTGCCCAGAAAGCTGCCATCTGGGATGAGTTTGATGCTAATGCTAGGAAGTTTAAGAGCCTTCGCCTAAGGGCTAGTCGGAACTTCCTTGACTCAGTAGATAAATCGGCTTACCTTCCAGATTATGTGCCAGAGGTAGTTACTGAGTTAACTCCCAATCATCTGGCTTATCTCTACGGTTGTACTGGAGATGACCTGTATAGGGGGCTAACCAGAATTCAGCATCACGCTACTATCCGACCTAGGGAAGATTTCATCCTACATACCAGAGAACAGGCTGAAGCCTATGCCGCTAAGCTTGGTAAGACTGCAGATGACATAGGCTTTACTGAGCAAGGTATTGGTGAAGTCTATGACCAGCTCTGGCATAATCTGGGAATTGAGCCTAGTATCCTAACTCCTGACTCTCCTACAGTAATGCAGTTGGAAGAGATAAGGCAGGAGCTAACAAGATTACATAGCAGTCTAAAGATTGATGAGTCTGACATTGTTAAGTATCGTCAGTATATCAACTCAGTGGCAGATGATATAGAGAAACTACCGATGTATAGACCTGTTAGGCGTGTTCCTGCGAAGGAGGAGTTTACTTGGTGGGAGGACGCTCCAATGGAGGAACAAATTAGTAGGATAACTGCTATGAGTCCTGATGAGGAGCTCATACTATATCACGGAACAGACCAGGCAGGTGCTAGGGCTATTGAGGCGTCTGGGATAATAAAGGCTGACGAGATTGGGACTTTCGGTGTGGGCTTCAATACAGCACCAGGTCAGGCGTGGGATTTTGCTATGTTTAAGTCTGAGGAGAAACTTGGTAGATTTGTTAAGGCTGATAGGGTCGTTCTGCGGCTAAGAGTGAAGCGGAGCAGCCTTGTTGGAGATATTAGTCCTGAGACAGTCCACAACGCCTTTAATGTGATGCAGGCTTCGGTTAAGCCAATTTCTATGAGTAGGGTTAAGCCTACAGTTCGTACTCTGGCTCAGGATTACAAGAATGTGGTTGCTGAGCTTGCACCGACTCCTGGAGTAGCTGAAGTAGCTCCTAGGTGGTGGGCTACCAAAGAGCAGGCTATGACCAAGGCTCGTGAGCAGCACGCTCTAGCTTACCCCACCTACGATGATGCTAACATCATAGATGAGTCTATGCGAGCTATCTTCCCATTCTGGAACTATGAACTATTCCGCTGGCGCTGGATACCTAGGACTATTATGCGGACTCCTGGCACTATGACAGGAGTGGCTAAGTATATGAACTATACTGACCAAGGCTACATACCTGTTCCTGGCACAGACCTTCAGCTGAATATGCTCAGAGGCTCTATCTGGATGGGAGGTCTTAGGAGCTTCTATCTCCGTGACTTCCCTGAGTACTACGATGTAATGCCTGGTATGGAGTTTATGGACTACATAGGTAGAGCAGGCTTCTTCCCAGGAATTCACGTTATGCTTCCTGTAGTACTATTTGGCGCTGCTGTTGGTAAGCCTGAGACAGGTCAGCTAGCACCTGCTTGGGTAAGGTCAAGTCTCAGTGCTTTGCGTACTATGTCTCCTGAACATATAGGTGCAGTGTTAGAGCACGTATATCCAGACCGCTTCAGGGACTATATGATTATGCTTACTCTTGGTGAAGAGGGCTACGATGCTGATGAGATATGGAGGAAGAAGCAGTCTGGGGAGAAGCTGACTCCTGAGGAAGATAAACTCTGGTTAAAGGCTGCAAACCGAGTTGATGGTGTTAAAGGTATACTGATGCAGCAGACTGGTATCTTCCGCATCCGTCCCCAAGAGTTTAGTGATATTCGTAAGGAAATGAGATTAGCCATTGAGGAGGCTACTGGAGTCCCAGTTGAAATTCAGGAGCAGATTGACCATAACTACCCAGTGACAGGTAAGAGGTTCTCTGATTATTACCATCTGGACATCTATCAGCAAAAGCTCCTCTATGAGTGGGAGACGTATCGTCGCTGGCAAGGCGTAACAACTCCTCTCTATCCTTCCAGCTGGCAACTGCTGGATGTTAAGATTAGAGATTACTACGAGGAACTGGACAAAGTATACAACGAAGCCAGAACGGTTGGAGTCTATGAGGACGATAAACTCATCCGCCCTAGTATGCTAGAAATAAACCGCCAGTTTGTAGAGGGCGAAATAGGTCCTGACCAGTGGATGGGCTTCCGTAGCGACTTAGTTGGTAGTCTGGCAGAGGCTGCTAGGATACTTGGTGAGTCCCCAGCATACAAGGATGTTCCTAAGACTTTTGAAGAACGTGCTGCTATGCTGGAGGAAAGAGGAATACCTACTCCTACCCAAACTCCAGACCAAGAACTCCTATACTACTACTACGAACTCCGTCCTGAGTATAAATTCAACTGGGAGTCTCAGCGTATGGAAAGAGACTTTGATACCTACTACGCCTACATAGACATTCTGCTGGAGACTCTGGGTGCTCCTCACCGAGAACGCCTACTCCAGCGAATACAGGCTGACTGGACTCCTATGGAGAAGCTCTACTGGCAGTATAGCCGAGAATACGCTAGACCTTACAGAAATCTCCGAGATATAGTTCTCCGTGAATACGAGCCTGAGCAGATACAGATGATACGTAGGTATGAGGTGGCTTCTGCTTCTGAACGAGAACAGCTACAGGAAGTTATAGGTCCTGACGGAGACAAGCTCATCTCAGGCTACCAGAGGAAGCTTAGAGAAGCGAGACAGCGCTTCCGCATACTTGACCCTGAAACTGATGCTTGGCTTAATTTCTTCGGAACTACTACAAAACTCTTATCTACCGAAGCCGAGCAAATCTACGAGGAGTTGAGGAAAAAGTACTTGGTAAAGGAGATGATAAAATAATAATCGCCTTCATTAAATTATCCTTGACAGGGTAATCTGAGTGTGATATAATACAATAGAGGAGGTATGTACTATGACTACAGAACCAGTCACTGACAATGCTGGTGGTTCTGGCGACAAACCAGCTCAGACTCCACCTACTACTCCGCCCACGACTCCTCCGCCTGATACTCCACCTACCCCTCCTACACCTGTAGCACCAACCGCTAAGGTAGAAATAAAGGAAGGTAGGGTTACAGTTGATGGTAGGAAGTTTGTGGCAGAGTCTGACCTGATTGCTGCCAAGAACAGTTTGGAAGGGAAGTTGGCTCAGCAGCAGGCAGCCCACGAAGCAGCAATAAATGCTGCTAAACTAGAAACCTCTGCCGCTCAGCAGACAATCGCCCAACTGAACGCTACAATCAAGGAAAAGGAAGATGCCCTTAGTAAGGGTGCAGTCCCTGATGAGGAGATTGCGGGAGTCAAGCAGGAACTGGAGGCTGCCAAGAACAGTATGGCGCTTCTAGAAGCTGATGCTGCTAGAGCGCTGGAGTTGAGGAGAGCCAACCTAGTACTACAGTACGGGGTTGCTTCCGATACTATCAAAGACAAGGATATGAAGGCGCTTGACTCTTTTGAGGAGGCATTGAAGGCTGTATCTACAGCCAGAGGTGGCATAGGACCTTACGCTGCTGGTGGTGGAGTTCCTGCTGCTGCTCCTCAAACTGATATTGAGAGAGCTAGGCAGATATTGGAGAACACTCCAGTACGAGGTGTCCGTGAACCAGCACCTCAAACTTAGAAATCTGAAAAAGGAGAAATACAGATATGGCTGACTCAGGTGGACACTGGACAACTTTGGCTGCTGCTCAGAAACTGACACAGTCAATGAAAATTCCTGGTGTCTTTGAAGAGGACATAAAGCGCAACAACCCTTTGGACAGAGTCACCGTAGGTCAGGCTGCTCACAGCGGCCTAAAAATAGAATGGCTAAGGGAAAAGCCTTCCGCAGTAAGCGCCATTGAGGCTGCTATAGCTGACATAGATATCGGTGCGCAGCTTTCCTGGACTGAGGATGTAGACTACGAGGAGAAGGAGATGACTCTCCGTCGCTGCTACATCCAGAGGAAGCTAGACCACTTCCTGCCTGGCATCTACGGGACATACAACAACTACGAGGCAAGGATGCTTCTAGAGTCTGAAAAGGGTCTCAAGAGGAAGTTGGGAGCTAGGATAATCTATGGAGATAACACCTATACCAGCTCTAAGCAGTTTGATGGTGTTCACGCTCTAGCTGCTGAGCACGGTGCTGCCTACGATACATCTAATCTCTCCAACGACCCTAAGAACATAGATAACGGCTCTGCGGGACTAAGCCTACACTACCTGAGAGTCTTGGTTGACAGTATGCTTCACGGCACAGATGAAATCTGGGCACCTTTTGAGATTATCCGCTGGCTGGATGCTGCTTATCAGGAGAAGGGATTTGCTGGTCTAGCCTACGATAGTGCTGGGAGCCTTGGCTTCATCACTATGGGCTTTAACGAGCTAGGCAAGAGGGTACTCTTCTGGGATGGTATTCCTATAATCCGAACTGACTACCTCGTTGCAGAGCAGGCTGATACTGGCACTGGAGCATCATCTGACGCTAGGGGACTCTATTCAGATGATAGAACCTTTAGCATCTTTGCAGTCAAGCACGGTAATGTTCTGAACCAAGAGCCTGGACTAACCTTCGCCTATGGCGGAACTGAAGGTCTGGGAGACCTGTATAAGCTAGTTCGCTTCCCTGAACTGGAAGACTACGACGCTGGCGGAATTAGGTTAGTCAACTATGGTGCTATGCTGCTCGGCTCTAGTCTATGTCTTGGAAGGATTTTTGACGTAGACGACCTAGCAGTAACTGTCTAGCAGGCTTTGAACGGTGTGCCTGGTAGTTAAACACCAAAATACGAAGGAGAAGTACATTGAGTAAAGTAAACCACGACCTAAGGTCCAATATGGGTAGGACTCTCTATATGCCAGAGTACTACGAAGGTGAGGAAGGATGGGGCAATCTCACATTACCTAACGTTTACTCTGCTGATGATGCTTCCGCTCTTTATCCTCGTGGAACTAAGCTAGAAATGGGCGAGAGAGTATTCTACTACGGCACCTACCGAGGCGTAGCCAATAGTAGCGCATCGGCAGCGACTGTTACTGCCACTAATGGCGACGACCTCTTCGGTAAGTTCCTATTCACCTGCGCCTACCAGCAGGATATGGCTACTGGCTTA